TGACTATGGATAGTTAAACCTATAATCTATAGCTAAAACTTAGTTATAGGAAATTATTTATGAATGTTTTTATAGTTAAAGCAATAGAAAAAGCTGGCGGGCAATCAGCATTAGCTAAAAAATGCGGCGTTAGTCAGCCAACCGTAAATCAGTGGCTAAAGGGTGGAAAAATGGATGTGAAATATATCCCCGCCATTATCAAAGCAACAGAAGGCAAAGTAAGAGCCGAAGATTTACGCCCTGATGTGGATTGGGCAGTGATTAGAAACAGTTAAGGTGGTGAATGTGAACGTAGATCATAAATGCGCAAATTGCGGAAGTAACAACATCCGTGTGCGAACTTCCGAAAAGATCGGTTTATTGTCAATCGACGTGTTGGCTTACTGCAACAACTGCGGCACAGAATTAAGAGTGCAAAGCCAAATTACAAGAGTAAGAACGCCAATTTATAACGACCGCCCAGAAGCATTAAGTGCGAATAAGCCGTTAAATCAGATTGACGAGCGTCAGCAAGAAATCGACATCTAGTCTTTAATTTCAATCAAGATTTTTAAACACAGTCGTTTGAAGAAATTCATGCGACAGGATTTTTGCAACCAAAATTTAGGGAGAACAAGAAAATGTCACGTAAAAACTATGTGTACGACAACGGGAAAACACACAAAGAACGTGTGAATGTGTATCAGTTAGAAAAACGTGTGAAAGCGTTGGAAGTACAGAACAAAGTAATTAAACGTCATCTTCAACATCAAATCGGCTTAAACCAACAACAAGTGCTATTGAATGAAAGCCTTCACGACCGTGTGGCACTGCTTGAAAAAGCCAGTTGGAACAAGCAAGGGATGTTTGGTCGTTGGTTAAGTTGGGTTCAAGGCAAATAAGCAAGGGGGCGTGTGATGTACGTTTCAGGCAAAGAAAGTGCGGCGGCAAAATTCTGCAAAGAAAATCAAATTGCGGTTGAGCCTGTGCAAAGTTGGGGCGATTGCCGCCATGTGATCGGTAAAAGTCGCTATCGCGTGGAATACGCTTTCAGCAACCTTTCACAAGGCGAAAGAGAAATCCTGTTGGCAATGGCAGAACTCGACATCAATGATTTAGTTAGCACCACATTTTCAGGCGAGAAACTACACCACTACACCGAAAACGGACAACGCAAAATCGCCAAGGCGTTTCGCAAAGTGCGGTTGATTTCGGGGATGTTTCCGAAAGGCATTACCGAACACGAATTCACATTGATTGATAAAGCATTGAATTAGGGGGAAGTATGGCAACCGTGATTTTAAGCCGTGGCGCATTGAGCATTGTGGCAAAGGAATATTATCAAAAACTAGATAAGGCACAGGAAAAATTATTCGCTTACATCTATCACTTAGACAAAGGCGATGAAGAACAAGCAAGACAAGCATTTAATGAATTTATTGAAAACGGTGATTTAGCGACAAAAGCACGCCAAATCTTTTTACAAAAATACAGAGATTGGGAGCAATGGCAAGCCAATCCACGGAGAAAAACAGCATGAGAACAAAATTCATCGCCTTTAGAACGGCAAGCGAAACTGCAGCAGAAGCAGAACGAGCAGAACAATTTTTAAAAGCCGCACAGTCTTGGCGAAAAGCCTATCAGTTAGCACCAAGTACACCGGATGAAGATTGGTGCTTTGCACGTGCAGATCGTTGTTTTAAAGCCGCCATTGATACAGGCGCAATTAAAGTAAGAAAAAGCAGACAGTTAGATTTCAAGGATTTTTTGGAGAAAGGCAATGAGTGATTTTTTCATTGGATTAGCGGTGGTGATGTTGGGCTGTTTTATGGCCGCCGCCTTATTAGATGCCGCCTTGTGTTGGTTGGCAAGTTGGATAAGCAAGCACTTTTAAGGAGAAAACAAAATGAGTACCGATATTTACATCAATTTAGATTGCGGAGCTGAATTACAAATCACCAAGATTGGCGACCGCTTTCAAGTGTTAGAAATCGTGGCAGATAGTGACGGTTGGCGAAAACAAAAAGCAAGAGTGATTGGGCGATTACACAACACCATCATTGGCGCAGTGAATGAAGTCCGCAACTTTGCCTTGGCACAATATGAAGTGCTTTCACTCACTGAAATGGAAAGTGCGATCAACTCAACCAATCAAGCCATTAAAGATTACTTTGATCAACACAATGAATATTTAGCCAACTTACAAAGAGCATAGAAATAAAATGATGAACTGGGAGCAACAACGAGACAATAATATCGCCAAACGTGATTTGGCGATGGAAGAAGCTCGTTTGGCAAGAATGGAAAGTGCGGTTAAAACTAGCCGCACTTTAGACTTGCCACAAGCAACAGCCGCACAAATGGAGTTGTTTGCGGTTGCGCCTAATCATTTTGATTATGTTGAAAAACTGCTTTCAGATTTACCACGCAAACGCCAACGTGAACACTTCCGTAATGTGTGGTTGCGTGCTTATCGCAGTGTGAAAGATGATGGGTCAATTAGTTTTAGCTTAGGCAATAAACAAGCCCGCATTGCCAACACCACCTTGCGTGATGTTTTAACAAATCGTTTGGAAGCCGTTTTTGAGCAATATCGCATTTCTGTTTCGTGGTTGCTTGAACGCAAACACTATTCAGCCAACTTGGCCATGCAAAAGCCTGTGGATAGTAAAGGCTTGCATTTTTATCTATTAGGCGAACGCCAATTAAAAGAAATCGCCTATAAACTCGCCTTGCACTTCAACGGATTGCAAAGCGATTTCGTGGAAGATTGTGCCAATCAAAAAGCCGTTGGGCTATTAAGTGCGGTCGATTTTTCACGCCTAAGCAGTGAACTGCACCGCCTTTGTGCTGATGTTTGCAAAAATATTGGCTTTCCACTTAAAAGCCAACACCGCCTAGAAGAAGGGAAACGTCTTTCTGTGCAACAACAAGAAGGCGAATTGTTGCGTGTGGTATGCGAAAAATACTGGTTCCGCACATTACGCAGCACACAAAAACGCCTTGTCGAGCATTTGGCGATTGGTTGCGGTGAAGTATCGGCAAAAGTGAGCCCTTACATTTCAACTGGTGCATTGAGCGATTACCGCAATCAACAAAAAGCCAATCTTGAATATTTAAAACAGATGATTATTGAAAACATTGACGATCCATCCGAACAGGTTGAATTGATGGCGATGTGGCAAAAATCTTCAGGTAATCCTGCCATCCGTTTTAACGAGATGATGAACCGCTTGCGTGGCGTGGACGAATGGGCAACAGAAAAAGGCTATGTGTCATTATTCTTAACCATGACCGCCCCTTCATCTTTCCATGCAACCCATAACAACGGCACAAATAACAAGAAATGGAAAGGTGCAGACCCACGCACAACCCACGCTTATTTAAGCAAGAATTGGGCGCAGTTGCGTGCCTTGTTTGCTAAACGTGGCATTGGCTTTTTTGGCATGCGTGGCGTTGAACCGCACCATGACGCCACACCACACTGGCATTTGCTTGTGTATGTAAAAGCAGAAGATAAAGAAGAAGTGATCCGTTTATTTAAATCAAAAGCTTTAGAGTTAGACGGCGATGAATTCGGGGCGAAAAAACACCGATGCAGAGTAGATGAAATTGACCCTGCCAAAGGTTCTGCCGTTTCTTATATTGCGAAATACATTGCCAAAAACATTTATGCGGGCAATCAAAAAGACGAAACATCGGACGAAGTGGAAGGATTGAAACTTGACGAAAACGTGCAACGTGTGCGTGCGTGGGCGAGCCTTTGGGGAATTCGTCAATTCCAGTTTTACGGCAATCCGCCAATTTCTGTGTGGCGTGAATTACGCAAATTAGAGAAATGGCAGATAGATGATGTGGATGATAAGACCATTGCAGACGCGCAAGCAGTTTGTGATGTGTCTTGTTTTGCAAGCTATTTAGAGTTGCAAGGGGGCGCAATGGCTAAACGTGAAGATCAGCCGTTATGCGTGGAATATGAAGAAAGTGAGCCGAACCAATACGGCGAAACAAGAAAGAAAATTGTGGGGGTGAAAAACCGTTTCAGTTTAGCAAGCGTAAGAACCAAACTTAAAAATTGGGTTATCAAAAAAGGCACAGTGGCAGATGTTGCAGCTGATGCCAATGCGGAGACCACCGAAACAAACAAGGAGCGTAGCGACGCTTGGACTTGTGTCAGTAACTGTAACCGTTCAGAAATTGAACAAAAGGTAAAAAATGCACTTTTACCGGTCGGATTTATGATTAATAGCTCGCAAATTGATCTGTTAATCAAACATAAGCGGTTACGGATTAATGACTTTCAGTGGATTTGTTATGAAAACGACAACGTTTTCATCAAAGAAGAAAAAATTCCACTCTTTTCTGTGAAAAAATTTAGTCAGAAAGTGACTGGATTTTGGGAAAGATTGGGGAAAATGTAGGTGGATTATGGGATTATCAGAACAACAGTTGGCCTGTGTGAAGGCAGATGAATTGGCTTACCAGTTTTTAGAGTATTTGAAATATTATCATCCATTACCATTCCCTGAAAACGAATGGAATGACCCTAAGAATAAGGTTACTTTTGGAATTCGTTTGGCATTAGGTCAATATTATCAAAAGGGAGCATGTGCGGCGGGAATTAAGTTTTCTGATTTTGTTCAATGTTTAAGTAGCGATTGTTGTAATGGTTGGTTTCAAGCTGCAAGAGAAGCGGGATATTTGCCAAAATACAGAAGAACACTAGCTAAAAAATATAAAATACCAAGAAGATATACAGCACCACAAGACGCTGACTGGCTATATTATGAATAATAGAAAATTAAAAACAAATGAGGCATAAAATGACAACATTAACACAACTTATTAAAAATATCGAAAATTGGGCAGAAGCTCGCAATTTGATTGAAGGTTCAACGCCTAAAAGACAATTCATTAAATTATTAGAAGAATTCGGTGAATTGTGCAATGGAATATCAAAAGCAAAATTAGACGTTATCAAAGATAGCATCGGGGATTGCTTTGTGGTTTTAACGATTATTTCAGCACAACGAAATCGTAATGAAATTAATATCGGGTCAATGGCAGTTGAACACCATCCAAAAACAACACTCACAGCAGATGATTGTGTGATTGAATTTCTTCACGATTTAACTCGAATTAGCTGTGAACTAGAACGCTATACATCTCTTGAAATGTTATTCGGTAATATTGTTTTAGATTTAGTTGAAGTTTGCGATTACTTTG